CCATAATTCCTAAACGCCATCGAGCCGCCACCATGACTAACCGCTATTCCTGCTCTTGATGCACTAAAGCTATTACCAAAATAAAGTGCGGCAGAGTTATAAGTTCCTGACCCCATCTGTAAAGTATTACTGCCAGAACTATCAAAGAATACAGTAGAGTTTGAATCTGGCGTTATGCCTGACGAGCCAGATGAAACATGCAGTTTAGACGAGGGGGTAGTAGTACCTATACCTACGTTGCCAGATGAGTCAATACGCATACGTTCAGTAAATGCCTCATCCGAATAAAAAGTTGTAGCACCACTTATACTGCCTATGAGTGTAGAGCCACCTGTTTCTTTTAGCTGTATATATGCTTCTGCATCACTAGACTCAAACTTAGAAACAACATTTGTTGCTCCTGAATTAACGTGTAAAGATTGTGTTGGACTAGTAGTACCTATGCCTAATCTGCCTAATGAGTCGATACGCATACGTTCAGAGCCACTTACATCAAAACGAACACCAGCCGCACTTGAATGTATTTTATTGGTTGTATCGTTATCCTTTAAATATATTGATACTGTGTCGTCAGTTGACTGAAACTGTGCTGAAACATTGTTTGTTCCTGAATTAACGTCTAAAGCATAAGCAGGACTAGAAGTACCTATACCTACGTTTCCAGAAGTATGAATACTAATCGCTTCATTGACCTGCCCGCTTGTTTGACCTGTTGTAGCCTCAATAACAGTTCTAGGATTACCAGTAGCATTGCTTTTAATTTTTAAGGCTGACTTCCAATGAGAACCAGTGTCACTGCCCATCTGAACAGCAATACCACCATCTTGGCTTGATGAATAACTCCCTGCTTTAACAACAAGTTTTTCATCAGGACTACTAGTACCTATACCTACATTGCCTAACTGATTAATACGCATCATCTCCGAGCCATCTAACTGAAATATAGTAGATGTCCCATTAGATGCATTTGCTCTATCAGCCTCTAATATAAGAGAACCATTATTGTTTCTAATGTAGCTAGAGCCGTTTGCATCTTTTAAATGTATGTCTGCGTATTGGTCTGCACTTTCTATTCTCAGCCCCTCGTCAGCTTGCCCTGAAAAAACGTGCAAAGCTGTAGCAGGACTAGCAGTGCCTATACCCACTTTTCCATTAGAGGCAATACGCATGGCTTCGCTACCACCATTAACCCATAGGGTTTGATTACTTCCTGCAAACCTCATGTATGTGTCGGTGTCACCACCTGCGCCAATATAGTTGGTATAGACTTTGTTTGATAGGTAGAGGTCTTTCCATCGCTTGCTTGAACTGCCTAAGTCATGTGCGCTATCTGTGCCTGATAATATATTACCTGATGCGGTAATCCCGCCAGTAACGTCTATACCTGTGGATGTTGTCTTAAATTTCTCATCACCATTATAACGTAGGCTACACTCTGCACCTGTTTTAAACTCAGCTAATTGGTTGCTGTTGGCACTGTCATAAAAATTAACTTGTGACCCATTAGTGTGTAGAGATAAATCACCACTACCAGTTTCCATAATTATAGACTGTCCATTGTTACCATTATGCAAAATCTGTAACTCATTATTATCCCCAAAGGTAGCGTGTACGTTATCCGCTAGGTCTACACCTGTAGCTGTACCGCCACCACCGCCACCACCAGAAGCATTTATAGTAGTAAATATTGTTCCACCATCTTGCTGTGTTAGCGTAAGGGTATTGCCAGAATAACTAACCCCTGTGATGTGGTTGCTATATGCAGTATTCCAGTTGCTATCGTTGTAGCCTGTAGCAGACAATGTCCCTGTAACACTTATACCTGTGTTAGTGGTTGCCAACTTAGCAGCATTATCATAGTAAAGAGTAACAGCACCATTAGCCTGTCCCTGAATAACATCTTCGCCATCAGAGGTTTGGATACGTACATCAGTACCTTTAATTATAAGATGCCCTAACCCTGTTTCTTCAATAACACTAGTGTCATATACATCTTTATATATATCTAAATTTGGCAGGGAGATTCTACCAGAGGCAAACACTAAGTTGCCTGTTAATGTGCCGCCTGATAACGGTAAATAACGACCATCTAAGCTAGTAGATATAGTTCCGCCATCTTGTTGGGTCAGCGTGTAGTTACCACCACTAAATGACGCAGAGGTAATCATGTTGTTGTATGCGGCATTCCAGTTGCTATTATTATTGTCTGATGTTTCAGGCAAGCCAGTAGTAGCATTAAATCCTAACAGCTTTCCTTTACGGTCATCCTTGCTAGGCAATTCCATATTGCCTGTAGTAGCATCATCATCTTGTAAACGTAGCGATCTATTAATAGCTGTTTGCTGTTGATTAGAAGCAAGCCATAAACGATCAAAATCATTGTTAACATCTGATGCCGCAAACAAGCCAGACTGTTGATAGTTAGTATCTCTATCTAAGTCCATTGCCATTACAATAGAAATAGCTTGGCTAGATGTTGGATGTATAGGGTTATTGTTCTCATCTACGAGAGTGAATGTAATAGTGCCGCCTGAGCCTACACCCACGTTCTCTACCGTGTAATGCGTATTTAATGTCTGCACGACACCATCTAAGTAGACAGTTACGTCAGAGGCATCGTTAAGCTGAAACGTATAGCTGTATACGCTTTGCCCATTACCAACATAATCATTTCTAGTTGTATTCGCTGTAACTGTCATTTTATATCCTCTTAATCCTGCACAAATTCTGGAGTTAATTCACCTTGTTGCCACCACTGACCTTGTCCATATTCAGTCTGTCGCTGTCTTGCCATTTTATTTAATGTTCTTTCCCTATTAGGGTCTACTTCTTTTCTAAACGCTTCTATCATGTTGTCAGTGAATAACTGCGTATACCATGTATCTGGCGTTAAACCTTTTATAAAGTTCAAGCCATCACCTAGTATGTTTGTATCTTCACCTTTTAATGCGTCTTTAATGTTACCTTTAGTCATCTTAATCAACTTAGAAGCTGTAGAAGCCTGTACGCCTGCTATGCTTTCAGTTAAAGACTGCCCATACTTTTCTGAATCAGCTAATATAAAGTCCGCAAACAATGAGCCAGAGCCACCCATAATAAATGCGTCAAATACAAATGTGCCGTCTACGTTTCTAGCATCACGCCCTTTAGCTAGTTCTTTTGCTTGTAATGATAATCCACCCATCATAGTAGAAGCCGCGGCAAAGGTAGTTAGATAGGATATTGTGCCACCCATTGTTGCTTGTGACATACCACGCATCCAGTGATTCATAGCTACAGTTATAGGAAATGATTTAATCTGCATAACACTTCGCACAGCCTGACCTACTCCTGTGCCTCTTTGCGTGCCTGCTGTTGTAATAGCTTGCGTTCTAGCATCCATAGTGGGGGTAGCGTATTCCATCTCTTGTAGTATCATTCTATGGAACTTCATGCTTTTATCTAATGTTACATTAGCAAACTTAGCACCTTTAAAGTCAAGCACTTCAGTCTTTCTAAATGCATCCCAATCTTCTTTAGTAATACCATAACGCTCTAGCACTTCCTTAAACTCTAAATCATCGAATGACTTTTTGAAGCTATCAGACAACATTCCTGCAAACTCCATAGTAAAGCCTTTTTGCATAGCCTGTGTCCAAGCCTCTAACCCTGATGCACGCAATGTTACTTCAGCAACTTTAGCTGTTGTTCCAGAGCCATATGTATCAGTGTATCTATTTAAACTATGCGCTCTGCCTAATGTGGTATCAAATACAAAGCCCATTCTTGCAAGCACGTTGCGGGCTTCTTCGCCACCACCTGCGGCTTGCTCTTTAAGTAACTGCGCTTGTCGCATAAACACTTTAGTCGCGCTCATTTTATTGTAATTAGCAGTAATTGCAGTAGTAGCTACGTCAGTGAACGATGCTAGTGCCGCGCCACCAAGTTTAGATGCAACCTCTACATTACGCCATGCTTGCATAGTATCAGCTATTCCAGTTACCTGACCGCCATTTACCTCACCACTAATCACTTTATATAAGTTGTCGTAATACTGTAGCTTTGCTCCGCCCAAAGGTTTGCCTCGTTTTTGAGACTCTCGTACTGCATAGTTTTTTAACCCTTCATACATATTTTTAGGGTTTGTCCCTAGCACTTGCATGAGTGCAATATCGCCTGCTTTGTCTTGTATGTGGTCAGTAATCGTTGTTAATATATCACCTCTACCAAATTTGTTCTGATAGCTAATCCATGAATCGCCATCTTTAAAATATAAAAACCTTTTTTCACTACCTTTGCGAGACAGTTTGCGACCAAGACCTCTAGGCACACTTAATCCCTGCGCTTTATTCATGCCGCCAGTAGTAATGGTTTGATAGGTGTATCGTAAACCTTCATCAAATTGTGCGTCATTTAGTGGCTTGCCTAAATCATCTAGCATTTTTGTTCTATCTAATAAAGGCTTTATGTAATCAACCCACTCATCTTCAGACAGTTTAGAGACTCTTGTCATGTCGTGTTTTTGTGGCAATATCCAGTCTTCATTTTTGCTGATACTGCCGCCTACCGCATTAAAATCTAAACGTATGTTTTCCATCATTACGTTATAATCTTTTGCAATTTGCATTATGTTTGCATCATCTACAGCTTTGCCATGCAATGCGCGTATAAAGTTATTAATGCCTTCTTTATCTTGTGACAATCCAAAGGTAGTAGTTCTAAATCTCTCTAAACCATTAGCCCAACCTGCAAGAAACTTATTAGTATATGTTTTTTGCAAAAAATCTACATTTGCATACTTAGCTTTACCTGTTATATCTTTGCCCATCAAAGATGCCAATCCTGCACCCAGTCCTTCTGGGTGTGACTCTGCGGCTTCTATTGCATTAGATAAACGTATAGCATCTACAACCTTTTCTCTTCGCTCGCGTGATAATGTTTCAGCAATATCTCTAATCATTTCTGCTTGATCAGGTGCGGCAAGTATTTCATCAGCCATTGTTTTGCTAATCTTTTTGCTTTTAACAGCTTCATTTATACAATAATTGAAACTAGACACGCGAACACCTCATTATTGATTCTAAGCCTTCAAGATCATCATCTATAGCTTTGATTACGTCATCAGCAGACGTCAAGACAACATTTCCATCTTCGTCTAAATCAAATAATCTTTTGTTTTCCAAAGTATTGTAGATAGCTATTTCCTCATTATATGCTTTAGTAAAGCCTGCTTCAGTTAGTGCCGCATCTTGCAAGCTAGTAGTATTAGCTTTAGGTGCAGGCGGTTTAGCCTTTGGCATGTATTCTTCTGGCTTAACTGTATAAGTTTCTATAGCCTCTCTTACAGCTTCATTGTTTTCAAGAATGCGTAAATCTTTTTCTATATTAGCTTTAAACAAATCGTTAAATGCTATTTCAGCATCATCTGTTGCTTCTAACTTGTTTATCAGGCTATCAACCTCTTTTGCACTGGAACTATCTGCATCTAATGTCTTCAGCTTATCTCTTAGCGACTGTATTGCGATTTGACGCGCCTCATCGATAGACTTGACCGTACCCTCTGCAAACCCTGAAAACGCCTCTAAAGCTAATTCCTCGGCTCTGAAGCCCTTTTGCAATCTCAAATTTTCAGCTATTTTTTCTATTGCATAAACAGATTGTGTTTCTGGTGTACTGTTTTGCTGTATCCAGTCATCTAGTTCTTTTTGTACTTTTGCATCTAGTGACGGTACTTGCCCTTGCTTAATGCGCTCAAGCTGTGATTGTGCCGCTAATGCCTCAGCATCTTTATTAATTTGTTGTTGTGTTCTTTTTATTAAAGGATTGTATTTATCACGTAATGCTTTTCTTTCCGCGCTTGCTTTAGCCTTTAATGCTTTTTTGTCTTTAGTTTTTTTTGCAGCTTTTGTTTCTTTAGCTAAGCGTTTTGAAATTTTATCTAAATCTAACTCTAGTCTTCTTTCTAGGCTACGAAGTTCGCCATTTAGTTTTTTTCTTTCTGGCACTGTGAGCCTTTCGCCTGCTGTGGCAGTTAGCTTGCTAGTTTGTTCATTGAACAATTTTGTTCTAACAATCTCTATATTTTTAGCTGTTGGAATGCTTGCGGCTTTTCCTTCAATAATCGATGGTTGCCATTTTATTGGTGGCTTAGTGTATATGCCTTCCCTTACGCTTAAATACTTTGCCGCTTTTTCTGCTGATTTTGCCAAATAACCTGCAACGCCTTGTACACCGCCACCTAATACGCCTGCTGTAATAGCTGTGATGCCTATTACGCGCAATGAATCTTCAACTGTATATGGTGAATCAATATCATTTTTATGCGAGTAAACTAAAGGCTGTATAGCCATTTCGGAAGCTAATGATACGCCTGCCATATTTCTTGCGCCTAGCATTGACCTGCTTAACACACTAAGACCTTTAGCCCCTGCACCTACACCGCCAAATGGCAATGATGCTATATTAATAGGGTCTGACATATAAGAGCCTGCCATGCCTAAAAACTGAGCAAAACCATTGCCGCGCTCCATGACATCTTGATTACGCTCTCTGCGCTCTGCAAGCATCTTGTTACGCTCTTCAAAAAGCTCTCTGTTGCTTTTTACTAATCCAGTATCTTCAGCTAACTTGTCATAGTTAAACGCACCATTTCTATTTGTATATGCGTCAAAATCCATACCGTCTTTTATTAACTGACGAACTGTATTTTTTCTGTCAAAATATGCTTGGTTGTTAAACAAAGATGAGTTGGACCTTTCTTCATCTCGCACAAATCCATAAGAAGCCTGCATGGTTTCAAAAAACGTAGGGTCATCAGGAGCATCATAGTCTATAGGTTTAAGACTAAGTAATGTTTCTCTGTAACCACGTTCTGATAATAAAGGCATATATATCTCTACTCAATTAAAAGCGTGTTGTTCTTTGTTCTAGCACATTCATTTGCGCTTCTGCTAATGCGGCTTGTTTTTCTGCTGTTCTTTCTCTTAGCTCTTCTTTATACTGACCAAGAGTCTTACCAGTCCGCAACATGTTGTTACTAATAGTTTCAGCATTTACAGCAAACTCTAACGGCATTCCGTTTGCATTAAACACTGATTGTCCGTTTGCGTGAGTAACCAAATACTTACCATTTTTGATTGATACAATTCTGTCAGCATTTCTAATTAATTCTAAGTCCATTTTAACTTGATTATCTGGTTTATTGCCTGCTATTTTTCGGTATTCAAGTTCAGACATATTATCAAAATACTTTTCTAAATCATCACTCGATACATCTTTAGGCAAGATAGTTTTAAATCCACGCACAGTTTCAACATTTCCTGTTACAGCTTTAACAGCACTTTTGTAAGCATCCTTGTCAAAGTCTGCGCCTTGCCCAACTGTGCTTGCATAATATGCGAGACTAGCTTCATACAAGGCTGTTGCGTCTGCATCTGGGACTGTATCACTGCCAATATATTTAATAAAAATATCTTCTGCATCAGATTTGTCTGTACCTTTGACCTTTACATTGCCTTGTTTCAGTCTGTAATTACCTTTAAATATACCTGTAGATACTGTTAAATCAGGATGCGTTGCGCCTTGTGCATATACTCGTGCATTTTCTTTAGAAAATTGACTCCATATTCCTGAGTCAGCACCATATACACGCGCTATAGCCGCCTGTTGTTCAGCAGTAATATCTTCGCTATTAAAGTATTCAATTAACTGTGTTGTTTGTGATGCAGTTAATATAGGAACTTGTGTACCATAATGCTCAAATGCTATTGCCGCTTGTTCTTTAGCTAATTCAATAGACTCAGGCGTAGGGTTCAACGGATTGAAGTCACCTAAGTCAGCAACACCTTGTTGTATAGCTAAACCCATTGGGTCTTCTTCTAATGATTTTTGAATTTTGTATTCTTGCGCTTGCATTTTAACTAAAAGCTCTGCGCCTTCTCTGCCTAACTCTTCTGCTTTATTTCTAAGTTTTGTTCGTTCGCTAGTAGGCTGTGCAGAATATTGAGCAACTTCCTGTGCGTCTTTTATATTTTTTGCCTGATCTGTACCTTCAGACATTGTAATAGCTTTTTGCACATCTTCTGGATTAGCTGTACCCATGCCTATCTGAGCAACTACACCGTCTACATACTCTCGATCTTGCTGTGCTTTGCGTTTGTTTTTTATTGCATTTGCAGTTGCTCTTTTGCCTAACTCAGTTTGTGCGCCTGCTGTAAACTTATCCCAACTATCCGGGTCAACGCCTTTAGGTATTTTTCCTCTCAAGTCATCAAGATAAGCGTATGCACTTTCAGGGTCTTGGTCAAACAACGTGTTAATTTTGTGTAATTGAGATTGCTCATTAACTAAATTATTGAATTTTTGTTTAGCAACTACTGGGTCAAAATTTTCGTCTACTAAAGCTTTTGCATCAATAGAATCAAAAACAGATTGTTTTTCTACAGCAAGGGCATCTAACTCTCCCATTCTTGCTAGGCGAGTTGCTTCAGTTACTCCTGCTTCTATATTGCCTGTATGCTCGGTTATTGCTGTTTTCTTTTGCTTAACATCATAAGCATTATTGATAGCTGTTTGTGCAGTTAATATACGATCACTTACATCTTGCCTAATTGTTGGGCGCATTTCTTCTGGCGCACCCTCTAGCAACCCATCTAAGTATGAGCTTGCTTCGTTTTGAAATCCTAATGGATCTTCTTTGTAAGTTTCTTTAAGATCGTTTATTCTTGCGCGACTATCTTGCTCACGCTGACTGCGTACTGTAGCGTTCAATGCTTGGTTATATTGTGCTGAACCATACTTAAATGCACCGCGCTCCTCAACTTCTGCGTATGTAACTTCGCCAGTTTCAGGATCAACTTTCCTTGCTTCTTCTGCCGCACGTACAGCTTCTTTTGGGGCTTCTGCCTCGCCAACACGTTTAGCAGTGCCAATAGCCATTTCCTGTAACTGCTCACCAAGACCCGCCAATGCTCGCATACGAGTTTCTGCTGAACGATCTACGTCAGTAGGTGTAAACTTGCCATATCTTATAATAGGTTTTATAGCCATTTATTCTACCCTTGCCGCTGATTCAGCCCCTGATAGTATAGTAGATGCCGCCCCAATAGTGCCTGCATACCTAGCGGCTTCACCTTGTCTTCTAAGCTGTCTTTGTTTTAGGCTTTCACTGAGAGCAATTACTGACTCACTTTCACCAACCTTTCTAGCACTTTCCAAAGCTATACTTTCTGGAGTCATGCCAGATATACCACTAGTAGCCATAGCCACTTGATTAGCCGCAAGTGTACGATTAAGCTCTTCACGCCTAGCAAGCTCTTCTGTCTTAGCGCGTAGCTTTTCTTCTTCAGCCTGACGCTCTAACGCCTCTTGTTGCGCTTTGCCAGTTTGATACTGACCGTAAGCACTGACTGCCGTTGATGCACCTATTGCCGCATATAACCAAAACATCGTTAACCTCTTTTATGAACTTATTTCATAATCTATTGCTAATAAATTAAATGGCGTAGGACCGTCTACAGTGATCTCTGGCGCGACTTCTCTATTCCACCCATTACCACCATTGCTATCCTCTATAATGCCTGTAGTGGGCTTAGAGGAGCTTAAAAAGCCATCTGCAGTATCTTGCCTTACTTCTGTAAGCACTCCATCAATCTTAACGCCTGACGTTTCTACAACACGCATATTCATCTTATCGACACGTTTCTGTGACAAGTTGTTGTTAGCACCTGACCCTTTAGCTGTAGCAATTGGCATGGTCTTAACCTTAGATACAAAGTTATAACCTATCTCTAATGTGCCATACAATGCTTGCTCATCAGCAGTTAGCGTCACTACACCGTTATTCATGTATCTGTCAGTAAGAACAAGATGGTCATCAGTCAAAGCAGTAGCTCCGCCACGTACATATAATTGTACTTCTCTGCTATTCTTTAATCCTGTGTCTACTGTAGAGCCAAATGCAGTGCCTAAATTTTGACCAGTTGGTGCTGTAAACTTCTTAGAGCAATCCATCAAGCTGTCAAATGACATTCTGCAAATACAGTAGTCTTCGTGATCAAATGTAACGCTGTTCTTATCTAGCTTAGTGATAACGTGTAATACGTTGTTTACAGTAACACATTGCTCAAACGTATCAAAGTCTATGCCTACTTCGAGCGTGTCGCGATCCTGATTGAATCTAGTAAACCCATTAATGTCTTGTTCGCGTAAAGTGTTTAAGACAACAGCAGTACCGTCACCGTTGATAATAAATACATAGTTAGCGTCTTCAGCAGATACAGCAGATACAACATCCATATCTACAGGGTTTACAATAGCCTTAGAGGCTAATACAGATAAATCTATACTACGGTATGCGTTCTCATTAAAGTTAAACAAGAACTGCTTTAGGCTTCTTCCAGTGCCATCAATGAATAGTGTAGCCCCATCCAATGACATAGTGGGTACGTCAACACTGAAGCTACCATGTTGTGTTTGCTGTTCAGCAGTAATAGTAGCAGGGGTGTTACCTGTTACGTTGTACTCTGCGCTTTCGGTAAATACGTGTACGCCACGACCACCAGACACATCAATAATCTTGCTTTTAGAGCCGTTGATAGTAAAGGATAGTCCCTCATCATCAAGCCCTTGATCTATTTCAAAGTCTAAGAATGAGCCTGCTTTAGATGCTAATAAGTTCTGTGGCTTTAACTTAGTGCCACCAAACCATAATCTACCGTTAGCAAATACACCGCTACGTGGATAGCCTCGTGTTGCGCTCCATATATCTTCTTTTCTAGTTACACCCGCAGTAATAATGGCTGTAGCGATAGCCCCTGTACCGCCAGATGTAGCAAAAGCAAGCACTGTAGTCAAGGTAATTGCTGATTCGTTAGCACAAGTTACTGTGTATAAATGCCCGCTAGTATGTGACACAGATACGCCATTATCACCAAACAAAGGCATATCCTGAACTATGCGTCTTATTTCTTCTTCTTGTACTGTATGCGCTGAATTAGAGCTTGTTAAAGTCTTAGACTCTATACCGTTGATTTCTATTTTATATCTATAGCCAGTAGTCTTGTGATGCTGTAAGTCAATAGTAAATACAGCACTAGTAGGCGTAGGGCTTTGCGAATCATTGTAATCAAACTGTGGGATATTCTGGAATGTAGGCGTATCTATCTCTAGCCTACCCAATCCATTAAAGTCATGTATGATTCTTAGCGGTGGTTTGTTTTCATGAAACCCTAGCAATATGTTCTCGTTAACAGCTACACGGTCAGGCAAGTCACTACCATTGTAGTGCATTAGGTCCTGCACCTTAGTAGTAGCAGTGTCAGTTACGCGATATACCGCAATGTTGTTAGGGTCAAACACAAGCAAGAACGAGTCAGTCTTACTAACATCAAAGCTGTGTACTTTATAGACTGGAGTATCAGCAGTTTGCTCGTGGAATATACGAATCTCAGCAATCTTAATCGAGCTATATGGCGCAGTTGAAGATGCTTTACGAACTAAACGCCACCCATCAGCCCCAGTCCCACCAATGCCATTAACATCAATTCTTATGTTTTGCGGAAAGTCAGAGTAAATAGTTGGTACGTCTGCCGCTTTAGTCCAAGCTCCTGCACCTACTCTGTACTCAATGTCAAACGTATCCTCTTGATGTCCTGTGCCTGCAAGCTGTAATTGAAATAAATCAACATACTTCTTAGTAGTTGTAGCATTAATAGTTGTAGTCCAAACAACATAGTCTGCCCCAGTAACAGTTGCAGTTGTGCTTACCTGTGCTTCTAAATTATCATTATACAGGTATGGATGTTCGCTAGTATTAGTGTTATTAGGCATTGTTGTGTTTGTATAGCTTGTTATTTCATCAACCATGATAGGCGCATGAGATATAAACTCAGTACCCATGCGACGCTTAACGCCACCCTGCGGTACGGTTACTACATTCTCAGCTAACTGCATGCCCTTGAAGTATTGATCAATATCTGTACGACCTTTGATTAGCTCAGACAGCTCACCACTTGTGAAGTTGTTTTGTAAAAAGCTACTCTTAGCCATTAGAACCTCACATCAAGGAATGGTCTGCTCTGTATAGGTGTGGTTGGGTGCTGTTGCGAATCAGTGTTACGCGCCATCTGAGAGGCATTTAGATACTCTCTAGCCATTGCGTCTTTAATGGTTGCACTCTCACTTATAGCGAGGGCAAAGTCTTTAGCCAAAGCGTACTCAAGCATCTTGGTAAAGTATGCAGGGTAATCAGCTTCAGATACGTCATAAATGTAATCGCAGTACAAGTCACCACTATAGTTACAGTACACACGATCACCAAGAACTTGATATGGTAAATTAGGATTTAACTTGATTAGTGTAAGTAGATCAGACGGCAACTGATACATTGATGAATACTCAGTGCCTACAGGGTCAGCGTTTACTTTAGCTAACTGTGCTTTCTTCCTAGCAAAGCCCCATCTGTGCTTAGTAAGCTCATGCGCGACTATGTTGTCGTATAAGTTATTAGCTACGACCTGTGCGCGAGAGTTGCCAGTAAGAGATGTTATTGGCAAACCACCTATTAAAATTAATGCGTTAGAAACTAATCCTATTTTACTAGCCATGATTTACCTTTATGTAGAAAAAGAAAAGGGGGGCGAACCCCCCTTATAAGCCTAATTAGGCAGGTGTTGCGTCATACTTGATTTCAACCAGACCTGCGACATCACGAACAGCCGCGCCTGCTTTCAACATACCGTTGCACAAGAAAGAAGTCTTCTGTGGAACGTAGTCAATAGAAGTTTTCATGTCCATGCCAATAGCAAGACCAATTGCAGATTTGTCAAATGCGTAAGCACTAACAACATCAGAAGCAACAGTTAGACCGCCTTCTGCACGATCTTCAAGAACAACAACATTGAAGCCTGCAAATGTGTTAACTTCACCATTTACTAGAGCTTTAACATTTTGGTAGTCAGCAGATGATACTTTCTCATCAGCTAATAGACCTGCAAGACCAGTACCGTTGATAGCAACAGTAAGATCACCAGAACCAACACCTGCTTTAACCAACGCAACTTTAGCGTCAATCAAGTCAGAAGCAAGAAGACCAGTAGTAGTAGTACCTACAGCAGTAGGAGTAGCCGCATCCATAGCCGCAATTACTAGTTGGTCAAGTCTACGACCTAATGCACCTGCAATAGTAGTAGCTAGTTCTTGTTTTTCGTCAAAGTTTACTTCAGCCGCATCAAATACATCAGTGTACTCTGGAGCATTCCAGTTAGATAAAGTGGCTGTAATAAGGCTGTGTGCAACATCCATTGGATCAACGTCAGCACTGGTAGCTTTTTGATTAGCTAGACCTTTGCCCATTGCACGGAACTTGTAAGTGTCGCCAACTACGTTGTTACGTACAGTTACGGTGTCACGAAGGAGAGATGCGTTTTGAAACGCGTGTTTTACCATGCTGTCAAATTCAGTAACAGCTACTGGAGATAAGTTAATACTCATTATAATATCCTCGAAAAAGAGATTT